CCAAATTAACTAGAATCTTCACCAATCTCATTAATACATAGGAATGCCTTTAAATTATTTTTGAAAGATAAATTTATCGGATATAAATCCTTGTATTGTCTGACCCCTCGACAGAAATCGGCTAGAAAGTCTACTATTTCATTATGTCTTGGACTTGCTATAAATCTACTCCAACGTTTGTATGTGGATGGCACATCCTCTTGATTGAGTACGACCGGAAATAACTGATTTAATTTAAATCTTACGAAGAATTCGCAATTATATAAGGAGTATATTTGTTCTTTAGTAGCATTTGCGAAAGTCTCCTTAAAATTATTAATTAAAACGGCATATCGCTCTTCAGAGAATCCACCTACAGTCATGAGAGCAGTTTGCAATAAGAACATAACCTCTCTTTCAAAGGATTTTTCTTTCTTAATGAATCTATTAATACTTTTTCTCTCGTTATCTTCAAGTATAAATTTTCCTGAGTCTTTAATAACTTTGTCTATTTCATACTTATTCGCAGTCTGGGATAGTAGCCCAACAGACTCTGCCTCGCCTAAGTCATTTAGACATTTTTCTCGATCAATCTTTAGAATATTTTGATCTATTGTGTTTTGTTTTGACATTATGTCAAATCTATGGTTTATATATCTATTAAATAAATGTGTCAACTTAAAATTGCCAGGCGCAGCACATAATATTGAACACATCCACCTTTTAACTAGATACACAGAATCTAAATTTTTATCTGTGTATATTAATTTGCGTAGCATAGAGGGTGCATGCCATGAAATGAAACCAAAATCATTTACATACCGCTTAAGAAAACGTACATCAGGTCTTCTCCAATAGTTTGAAAAACTTGGTTCTAAAGTTGATACTACTGAGTCAGATTCTAATGTTGTGCATAGTTTTATATAGTAATCTATAAATAATAAGTTCATATTAAAGCTTAAATAGAACTTTGAATCATCCCCAGAAAATACTGCATATGCATTTGCAGCAACATTCCCTTTCCCGTAGACTTTCTGTAGTATAACTATCCACACTATATAATTAACAAGCGTATTGATTAGTGTAACTAAAGGATGTCCACTTGGCATACCTCGTGATATCTGATAAACGAAGCCGGGGGGTACAACCAAATTTTTGTTAACAACAGTATCAGTCAAGAAAGAAAAG